ATAAATAAGTTACCATTATAGTTACAATTGATTTAACCAAAGCAGTATTAAACAATCCGCTTGATACATCTATTATTATTTGTGTAATTGAAAATATTAAATATATTATTGCTGGAGGACACAAATTAATACTCATTTATTATATAACTAGAAAAAATATGATTTACCATTTTTAAAACGCCCAATTTTATTTCCAATATCATCATTTTCTAGTAGTTCGTAAATATAGCCATTAGTTTCATCATTTGTGCAATATGTAACATCATTGATTTCAACAGAAAATAATTCTTCTTCTTCACTAAGCTCTTCTTTTTCTTCATCGCTAAGTTCTTCTTTTTCTTCATTTTGTTCTTTTTCTTCATTTTGTTCTTTTTCTTTTTCTTCATCATCGTCATTTTGTTCTTCTTTTTCTTCAATTTCTTCTTTTTCTTTTTTACTAGGTTCTGTAATTGTTATACTATTATTTGACTCATTATCAAATGATTCGTTGTCGCTTGATTCATTATCACTTGATTCATTTCCACAAGAATCACTATCGATTGATTCCAATTGTTTTTCTTTATTTAATAAATTGTCGTCATTTGTTATACAATTTTTGTCAGTAGTTAAATTATTATCTAAGTTATTTTTTTCTTCAATTACTAATTTGATATTTTCTTTCACAGAATTGTCGTCGTCTTGATTAATTTTTTTTACTTCATTTTCTAAATTTGTAATTTTTGTTAATAATAAATGTATTAATGTACGCATATCGTTCATTTGCTCTGAATTTGAAATTCTATATTGTTCAACTTCATTTTTAACTAATTCTTTTGTCATATCTTGAATACTTACAAACATAGGCTCTTCCTCTTCTTCTTCTGTTAAGTTATCATTTTTATCTAATGCACTGTGTATTTCAGATATATTATTTATATCACTAGTACCTATATTATTACATTTATTTATACCAATTGTATTCTGTAAGAGTTCCATTATTTTATGCTGCGTTGTTTCCAACAAAGTATATCTATCATTAAAATCATTGAGTATGTTTGATAATCCTTTATTAACTACGTGCTCAATTTCGTGTAATAATGGTGTGGTATCATAATTATAATTTAAAGTATTTAATTTACTCATTGTATTTGTATTTTAGTATATTAAAATTCGTTTATATGATTTTATAAAAATAAAATATGTATTTTAAAATGGATACTAAAAGTAAAATAGATATAATTATGAGACAAACCAATTATAAAGAATCTGAAGCAATTCAAAAACTTTTAGATTTTAATGATGATCATTTATATGTAATTCGTGAATATATGGGAATATCTGAACAAAAACAACAAAAAATATCATCTATAAATCAAGAAATTTATAGACAATTAAGAAAAAAGCATACTTCGATAATGAAGGAATATGAAGTAAGAGTTGAAAAAGGTGAAGCTAAAAAAGTATTTTAAAATATACATTTTATAAATATAGTTTCATTATTTTTTGCCTTTTTTTATCATAAATTGTGGCATTTGAGATTGTAAATACATTATTGTATTTAAATGAGATATGTAATCTGCACAGTATATAATTATAAATACAAATAAAAATAATAAAAATTTATGATAATTTAAACAAATATATTCAATTATTGTTTCATCTTCGTTATACATTATAATTATATTATATAAATATAATTTTTAATTTTACAACTCATTTAATTTTACAACTCATTTAATTTTACAATCCAAATTTTTCATTTAAAATAGTCGTTTTAGTTTGTTTTTTTTGTATTTTTTTTTTGATTTGATATGTGTTATTTGAAGGAATTATTTTGTTATTTATTATAAAATCATCATTATCTTCATGTAACTCTGGAAATACTTTTGTTAATGGCTTGTCTACTACTAAAAATAATCTATCATTTTTTAATAATGATCTATATTCTTGTATTGTTAGATTACCATAAAATTTATCTAACATGTAATAAGGATTTGGTGCGGGTTTAATGCTTTTGTCGTAATTATATATTTTGGAGTAAATATGGTTTATTAAATATAATCTTTCAAATTTTACTGAACTATCAATATTTTCTTCCATTAAATATGCAACAGCGCATTCTGGGCTACAATAACATCCATACACATAATAAGAATTCTTAATATAGTATTTTGGAATGTATATAGGTGGGTTATCAAAATCACATGTGCACCAAAAACATGCAGATTTTTTGTCGTTAATATTATTAATATGTAAACAATGTTCTAAATTTTTTAATTTTTTCCATATTTCTTTGTTACAATTTTGTATAGATTTATAATTATTTTCTTTATCATCTGAAGTTGTTTCATTGGTGTCTTCATATATTTTATCATTTGTAGATAGTTCTGAATTCAATACCTCATAATTTAATTCATTTTTTGATGAATTAAAATTAAATGACTCTATGCTTTGCGATGATAAATTATAATTTATTTGGTTTAAATCTGATAAAAAACATTTTAAATGTAGTATAATATTAGGTTTATTTTCAAAATTATTATTTAAATTAATAGGTTGTTGTATTATTTTTCCTCCTTTTGGTTTTCTGCCACGCTTTTTAATTGTGACTTCATCTTTATCTTTATCGTCTGTGTGTTCTTTATTATTTAAATCATCTTTATTATTTATATCATCTTTATTATTTATATCATCTTTATTATGTGTATTTTTATCACTAGTAATATCATAAATAGAATTTATATTAAATTCTAGCGTTGAATCTTTAACAACATTTAAAATAATTGTTTCAGAATTGTTTATACAATTATTTGTAGTAATAATTGCATTTGGGTTGCTTAATATATTTTGTTCTTGTGTTTCACTTAAAACAAATGGTGCAATCGGTTTGTTTGGCTTTCTGCCTCTTTTTTGCTTTAAGGGTGTTTGCGGTAGATCATTTAAAATATTCATTTTACATAATTAAATAAATATAATTTAAATAGTTTTAAAATATATTTAAAGTTTAATCGAAAACCAACATATGGACTCTTGTAAAAATAAAGAAAATATACCATTAGTAGAAAAATATAGACCTACTAATTTTGAAAGCATCGTATTAGACCCATTAAACAAACAAATACTTAATAATATAATAGAAACATCTAGTTTTCCCAATTTGTTATTTTATGGTCCTCCCGGGACTGGCAAAACTACAACGATAATAAATTTAATAAATGCATATCAAGAAAAAATTGGCAAAAAAAATAAAGACTTAATAATACATTTAAATGCTTCAGATGAGAGAGGTATTGACATAATACGAAACCAAATATATCATTTCGTTAATTCTAAACCATTATTTGATGTAGGTATGAAGTTTGTTATACTTGATGAAGTAGATTATATGACTAAATCTGCTCAACAAGCCTTAAGATATCTGTTACAGAATCATTATTGCAATATACGTTTTTGTCTAATTTGTAATTATATAAGTAAAATATATGATGGATTACAAAATGAATTTATAAAATTAAGATTTAATCAATTACCTAAATATGAGATTATTAGTTTTTTAAAAACTATTTCTAAATGTGAGCAATTAAATTTAAGTGAAGAGTCTTTAAATTACATTCAGAAAATATATAAATCAGATATTAGAAGCATGATAAATTTTATACAAAGCAATTACAACATTATTAAACATACTGAAATAAATACTGATGTATCTTTATTTATAAATTTTAATATTATTAATGATAATGTATGGGAAAATCTAATAAATAAAATATTAAATAAAGAACCGCTTAATTGTATTTGTAACTATATTTATGAAATAAGCACAATTTATAACATTGATAAAAAAAATATAATTAAAGAATTTTTAAATTATATTATTCGTAATTATCATAATAAGGTAAATACTAAATTCATGAGTTTTGTAGAAAATGTTATGCATTCTATAAATATTAATGATAATATTTATATTCATTATGTGTTTTCACAATTATTGGTTATATTATAAATTTGTTTATTATTATATGATACAATTCTTGATTTTAATTTTAAAATAAAATCGTTTGGTGGAGAATTTTGTAACGGTTCAAAACTGTTACAACTTAGACTAGTTTTTAAAGTAGTTTCTGATGTGGTTGTTTCTTTCGTATTTATATTTTTTATGTTTATTTTTTCTAAAGTATTTAACTTTGCATTAATATTTGCCAAAAGTGACGTGTTTACGTTCTTGGTGTACATTATTTATATTATATTTATAAAATAATTGAAATAATATTTAAAGAAATAATATAAAGGCAATATACCAAAAATACTAATATGAATATTGATGAAGAATGGCAGTCGTTTATATCTTCTGGTAATATTGATGATACACCATTATCAGATATAGATATAAATGAAGACTATGATGAAGATAATAGATTAATGCATATTACATCTTCTTTACAAGAAAATAAATTATATATATCTACTAAAACAAATATATCATATTTAAATATTCCGATAGATTTAAATTCATTATTTTGGAAAATCCCTATTATTTCATACGCAATTCCATGTAATGGTGTTATTAAAAAACAAATAAAATATAATTCTGTAGATATAGAAGATTTTAATTTTATACAACAAAAATTGAGTGACATAAAAAAAGATGGAATATTCGTAGAAGAGCATATAATTACACATATTGATAACCCTTCTGGACGGGTTAAATTTAAAGACATAAGAAAAATAAGCATTGGGATATCTAAAAAAGATATGGTGAGTTATAGATGTAAAAAGAAGAGCGCATTTTATAATTGCGTAGTATTAATACTTAGACTTAAAGTTAATGATTATTTTAAAGAATTTCATGTTAAAGTTTTTAATACAGGTAAATTAGAAATACCTGGGATTCAAAATGAAGATACGTTTCAACTAATTTTAAAATTGGTTGTCGAATTAATACAACCACATATAGAAGACAAACTAGAATACAAACCAAATTCTACAGAGACTGTATTAATTAATTCTAACTTTAATTGCGGTTATTATATAAACAGAGAAATTTTGTATGACATTTTAAAATTAAAATATAATATACAATGCATATATGATCCATGCTCTTATCCCGGAATACAATGCAAGTTTTATTATAATCCTAATGTAGAAATACAACAAGGTATGCAAATATCAGAAGAAAATAAAATGTTATATAAAAATGTTAGTAAAATATCCTTTATGATATTTAGGACTGGTAGCGTATTAATTGTAGGAAAATGCGACGAATCTGTATTAATGGTAATTTATAATTTCTTACGACAAATATTACATGATGAACAATGTAACATTCAACAAAAAAATATTACAGAAACACACGAAGAAAATGTTTCGGTAATAAAAGACAAAAAAAAGAAAATACGCAAAAAAATTATTATGGTTAGTATTTAATTAACCAATTTATAAATTTTTCGGAAGTATATGTAGTTAAATATTCACTAAACTCTGGACTTAATATTTTTTTTTCAAATTTATAAATTATGTTTGGAGATTTAATTATTTTATTTATTAATGAAACACTTATTTCAAAAAAATAGTCTATATCTTCCACGTTAAAATATAAATGATCTATTAATTTTACAATTGATGTAACTATAGATTTTTCTAAATTATATGAATTCAACTTATTGTATATGTTTTTAGTTATATTTATATATTTTTCATCAAATAATCTATTTCCTCTTATTATTTTATATAAAAATGTTTTGTATAAATTAATATACAAATTAACATTTTTCATGCTATCTGTTTCATTATTTGATAATATATTATCATTATCTATCATATTTTCATTTTCTTTGATATTTTTTGTGTTTAATTCGAATATCGTTTTTTTATATACATAAATAACTGCGTCTTTGGAACTTAAGTGTAAATATGTTTTGTCTTCTTCACTCATTTGACATGTAAATTCTACATAAAAATATACTGCTTTTTGACTATAATAATTTACAATATCTATATTTTTTGTATAATATAAAAGTGCTAAAAATACATTAGTTATTGTATCTAAACCTCGTATCATTATAAATGTAATTAAATTAAGTTTTTTATTTTTTATGCTTTCAAAAACAAAATTAAAATAATAAATGACTAGTTCTGAATATTTGATCATAATTTCATTTACACTATTTTTTAGTGACGCGTTAAAACTTTCTGTGGTTTTTAAAGAATATGTATCTTCTGAATTTTTCATTAATATTATAAATTATAATATATTTTAAAAAATAAGTATTTAAAGAAATATAATCTAAAATTATATAAAATAAATGGCACAATCTACTAATTCAACTGAATCAAATTATAAACTTCCTTCTGATATAACATTAAAGCATGCCGCAAAATTAGCTATTGTAGAGGATAAACCTATTTTATTAGATTATTGGACTTCTTCGTTAGATAAAAAGGCTTTAATCGGTGTTAAAGAAAACTCAGAAAAACTTTTGGTTAAATCTGAAGAAGAGTATACAAGCACAATTTCAAAATTTTATAAGAGTGCCAGCGAGTATATTATCATAACTGAAAATTCAATTTACATTGTCTCCAATGAAATCCCCACCCGAAAAATATCGTAAAGTAATAGAAATATAATATTTTATTATAGTATAAAATGTCATATTTTAAAGGATTTGGAAATGGAAGTAATTCAAATGGTGCATTTTGGTATGGAAGTACAACCAATTTTCCGGGATTTTTATACAAAAAAAATGTTGGTGTTGGAGCAAGAAGAAGCACTAAATTTAATCCCGGAGGTAATATTACTTGTAACAGTCCAACTTATTTATATAACAAATATAAACCCGGAGGCGGTGGTGTAGGAGCATCAAGTGTATCAACACGTCGTGCTAAAAATAGATTGGCAACAGTGTGTAATGGTCCGCATAATTGTGGTCAATTTTACACATATTTAGGATTATACGACAATTACACTGGAAATCCAAATGGTTATTTTGTTTATCCTTAATTATAAGTAAAAATGGTTTCTAAATCTTTCTTTAGGATTATATGTTGGTGTCGAATAATTATAATTTGTTGTTGGTCTAAACCCAGCAGTAACTGGTGTTTGAGCTGGATTTATATTTAAAAATACCATATTTGCATAACTCTTTTTCACTGCATCAGCACGTTGATTACAGTGTGTTTGGTAATTATACCAATAGTTACGTGTAACTCCTATACTTGGAGATGTTCCCATTTTCATTGGTCCAGAAAAGGTATTATTGTCTATATGATTGATATACGATTGTATGTTTCTAATTCGTCGAGGTCTTCCGGCCATTATATATAAATTAAGTATTTTATTTTATAATTTTTTTAACAATTTTATTTACAAAAATATTTTAATTATTCCCAATAAATAAAATATTTTAAGCTTCCTTTGGGAGTCGAACCCAAGACCTACCGCTTACAAAGCGGTTGCTCTAACCAACTGAGCTAAAGAAGCAACCACCCAATTAGGGACTTGAACCCTAGACCACCAGATTAAAAGTCTGGCGCTCTACCAACTGAGCTAATCGGGTTTTATTCGGATGTTTGTATCCATATTATATATGGGGTGTGTCTTTAAATTGTTTTAAATACAATATATTATTATTTAATCGGCGTTCCATATTTTATCTTTATATTGTATAGAATTAATATTATATCTTTACTTCAATTTTTTTATATAATATTAAATACCTACTTAAAGAACATATTTAATAAAATTTTTCGTTCAAAATTTATATGGTTATTTTTTTTGTAAAAATTTAAATATTAATATATTTTATAAAATGGATCTTTTTGTAAGTGGTTTAAATGGTCCGAATGGAATTGCAGTTGGATCATTAGGAGATATATATTGTGCGACGAATGATCCAACAATTTTAAAAATTTCTCCAGATGGCTCTCAAACTATGCCTTTCGCAATATTTAGCGGTGATAATCATCTTACAGGAATAGCTTTTGATTCTATCGAAAATTTGTACGCTTGTATGTTCATCTATGGTGAGGTTGGTTTCGAAGGTTATATTTTAAAAATTTCTCCAGATGGACAAACAATTACACAAATTGTAACGGTCCCTAGTATTTTACTAGATGTAGTTATTGATTTAAATAATTATCTATATTGTTCAAATTATACAAATGGTTGTATTTACAAAATTTCTCTACTCGATCTGTCTATTACAACATTTGTGTCTGGATTAAATGGACCTAGAGGGTTAGCATTTGATTCAAATTGGAATTTATATTGTGCACTTAATGATAGTAGTATTATTAAGATAACACCACAAGGAAGTCAAACTATATTTGTTACTAGTAATAGTAACTTAGCTACACCCGTAGGAATAGTATTTGATTCAATCGGGTATTTGTATTGTGTAAGTAATGGAAACGACTCAATTTCAAAAATTACTCCAAATGGACAAACTGTTACTACTTATGCAACAAATATTAATGATCCCAAATTTATAACAATTAATTCTTCATCACAATACTTATATGCTTCAGCAAATGATTCAATTTACAAAAGCACTGCTGTCGCTTGTTTTAATCACGACACTAAAATTCTCTGTTTAAATTCTGATTTGAAAGAAGAATATATTCCCATACAAAACTTGAAAAAAGGAGATTTAGTTAAGAGTTTTAAACATGGATACAGAAGAATTGATATGATTGGTTACAATACATTA